TTCAGCATTGTTTACGTTAAATCTGTATTTTTTATCACCGACATTGTATTCAAAACCTTTGAATTTGTCGTTAAAAACTTGATTAGTTTTTTGTGCAAAAATTTCAGAATTCTTTTTTACTATTTTTTCACTTGCTTCTGACTCTTTGTTGTATCTATTAAAGAAATCTACAGCTTTCTGTTGTTCAGGTGTTAGCTTTGAACCAGCTTTGATCTCTTCATAGTATTTGGACTTTTGCCCGTCCAAGTGGCTTCTAGCACTGGCAACTTGCTCTTTTAGCGCTAATTTTTTTCTTCGTATATCTCTTTCTTCGTCAATTTCTTCATCGTAAGAAAAAGAATCTTCCATAAGAAAGTTAATTTCTTCGTTTGTTAAATGTGGTTTTGTTTGTCTATAGTACTCGTACAAAACATCATTATCATTCAACTTGCTATAATCTTGATTTAGCTTTACATAATCGTTTATATCACCACCAGTTTCTTTCATAAAATCAACTAGCTTTTGAATATTGTCTGGTAGTGGCTCACCTGTAGACTCTGCTTCAGCAACAGCTTCTTCTATTTGTTCTTCAACTTCTGCTACTTCTTCTTCAGTAGAATCTTCAGTTATTTCTTCTAACGTTGGAGCTTCTTGTGTTTCTGCTTCCGGTTGTACTTCTTCTTGTTCTTGTGTGGGCTCGGCATTTTTAGACTCTGCAACCACTCCGTTGTCGTTAGTGTTATCTTCTTTAGTTTCTTCTTTGGTTTCATTTTTTTGT